TGCTAGAGGTCACATCAAATGGACCTAGAGATGAGCCGCTCTGTGCATCGTTTGGAAAATTTCTTAGATTTAGAGTGATTCTGGTTGCCCCGGTCTGTGATATAAAATCAGGTATAAATCTTCTTATTTTCATTATAAATTCTCCATCTCCTCTAGTATCTGCAATTCCTGTTTGTTGATTACCTACTATTCTCTGAGTTATATCAAAATCACCAGACTCGATGCTTCCAACGATCGCTGTTGTTGCACCACCCTGAACCTGATCTGTGCCCGTCTCATGTTGATAATATATTGTTCTACCTTCTGTGTTGCCCACAACATCAAAAGATGAATCGTTGCCTGCAGTATATTCTGTTGCGTGTGGACTACCAAATACTGCAGAATCCTCCCACATAGTTCTGGCTAACGTTCCGTTTGTCCAGACGGGCCTTTGTGGTGAAGAATCAAAATAGTTATATGCAACCATTCTGTTTACAACAGATGATGAGGAAGTTGGATAGAACCACATGACTTCACCAAAAAGATTATTTAATCCAGCAGATACCATCTGATTACCGGACTCTAGATTTATATCATCAAATACAAAATCCTCTACAAGACATGGTAATGATTCTAGTTTACCAGCATATCTAAAGAAACCATTCTCTGACATCCAATATGCAGAACCATCAACCTCGACACATGCATTCTGTCCAACAAGTCCACAGTTGGTTCCAACTTGAGCAAACGCAAAAGTAAATGGCTGACCAACAAAACGTTGTGTGAACAAAGCTGTATCAGTCCAGACATAGATCGCATCTCTACCTCTGATCGCTCCTCTGATCTGTGATCCGTCGGCCAGTCTCTGTGTGCCAGCTGTGTTCGTTGCTGTGGGTGTGTAGGTATTTATATCCTCCTGATCAGAGAATCTTATGAACATATCATCCTGTGTTGATGTATCTCCGATTGTTGTCTCTGTTCCAAAGAATACCAAGTGTCTATCCGGTGTGGATACCAACATATGTCTTGATGCTGTCGGTGCACCAGATATAATACTTGCTCTGATATTCTCTGCTCCCGCTGCTGCAGAGTTCCATTCGAATACTGCACTGTCATGTATCAGACAGATTGCTTTATCACCAAAATTATCTAATGACCACATACCGGGTTCTAATACCAAGTCACCTGATGCTGCCTCACCCCATGCCACAAAGTTTGTGGTGCTAGTGACCGCGTCCCCTGCACCATGTGATGCAGCGTCAGTTCCTCTGACCTCTCTTGTGACACCTGTCAATTCATTAGATGTGCTTATACCTGTGTAAGATATCTCTTCTGTTCCTACTTTTATAAAATTTGTACCCGTGCTTGGAAATTGTGATACGTCTGCCAATGTGATACCCGTCGTTGTCGAGGAGTTTATCGCTGCGGATAAGGTTGTTGTAGGCTCACCTGATACTTCACCACCCCAGGTTCCAAGAGACCAACCAAAACCTTTTGCCTGAACAGCTGGTCCTACAGGATAATAGTGTTGCACCCTGATACCACCTGCTGATGGCATCGTGATTGTAATAGTTGTAGCATTAGGGACAGTAGTCACCATAAATTTTTTATCGTTAAAATCTGCAGCTGCGAAATTAGAATTGGTGATTGATGAGAAATTATCTAGTAAGACTATATCCTGTGCAGATATACCATGATCGCCACTAAAAGTTATTGTGACAGATGTTGACCCATTAGTCGTGGTAAACGCACTTGTAAGCGTTGTTGTAGATTTGATAGGATGTATATCGTAATACACACCACCAGAAAATGCGTATAGAATTCTGTTTGTGCCTATAATGGCATACTTTCTTGCCTTACTGTTTACAAAATGATGTAATCCTCTACCTGCACCAGTTAAAGCATCATCACCTAGTTGTTTCCAACCACCTATCTTTTCAGGTGTGCCGTATCTAAAACGAACATTATCACAGTCGATCCACTGACCCTCTGCTCCTGTAGGAGTAATCTGTTTGTTGATCCCTGGCTGAAAACCTATCTTTTGTAACATATAACCTCATTATATATTAAAAGGCCCAGCTTACAAAAGAGTATCGTGTGCCTTTTGTTGTCTCTCTAACCTCATGCGGATACATAAAATTAGATGGAAACAATAGTATATCACCCGTTTTTAGCTCAATTTTCTCTCCTCTGCAATAGAATTCAGAGCCTTCATAGTCTTCATTTAGGTTAGCTACAATAGATACTATAGGCACGCCCTTCATCTGACCATCAAAGATACTGTGTATATGATCGTAGTGTTCTCTCATCATAGTGCCAACAACGTATCTATTAAAACGTATAGGGCTAAATTTAGATAGCCATGGTCCCTGAGTCTTGCCTCCTGGTGCGCTATGTTTTTCTTGATATTCACCTAATGCCTTAACTAAATATGGTGTAATCTTTGCTTGTTGCTCTTTAGTGCAAGGCATGACATCTAATTCTTTTGTAGGTTCAGATTGTGTTGTGCCTGCAGCATAATTATTCCAGGTATGTTTTCTCCAAATACCTTTATTACATTCATCTATTAATTCTTCACATAATTCTTTCGGTATGTGGTTCTTTACATATATATAACTTTTAATTGTGCTCATTCATTAACCTCCTTATGTCTAAATGAGTTAGTGATTGCTCTGACCCTATAGCGTCAATACAA